TAATTTTGGTCTTTAAATCTTGCAAATGTATCAATGAGGTTTTTCCACCAGGCTATTTTATCCTCACTTTTATAGTCTTCATCAGACAGCCCATACTTGTCCTTAATAACATCAAGGTTTTCCCAGCCTTCTTTGATCACCCAACGAGCATTGTTAAGCATATAATCACTTGCCCTGGTTTCAGGATCAAGCCATACTCTCATGTTATTTAGAACTTCATAGTTAAAATCCAAATAGCCCTCATCGGTAAGTTTAAAATCTCTCTGAATCCACCCCCCCATTCTGGTGATCAAAGCATCCATGAAGGCTATTTGAATCTTTTCTTCTATGTCCTGCTCATCATTTAAGGCATTCCACCTGCCCTGAATAATATCCACTACTTCTGTAGCATTTAAGTCAGTAGGTTTAATCCTTGCCCGTTTCTTATTAAGTTGCTCATTGCCCTGGAGCGTTGAGAGAATCGGGATTATAATATTATATTTTAATGTGGGTTTTTTGTACTTGGTTGCATTTGATACATCTGAAGAAGACCATGATTCGTTATTAACATAACGCATAGCTTTTTCACTGTATTCAATAGACTGGGTAAAAGCCTCTTTACTAAATTCATAGGAGTCGATGACTTTTTCCGCTTGCGGAGTTAATATTGAATTTTTTGTGTCAGTGGTGGATTCGTAAGCCAATTATTGACTCATCCAACCGCTTGTATACGATGATCCATATGATTCATCCTTTAGCCGTTCTCGCCACCCCTTTTTACTATCTGGTTTATTTATAAACGATTCCAACACTACCGTAGCACCATATGCCAAGGCATCAAAAGCATGATCTTCTGATTTTGTATCAACATCTTCAGGATCAAGCTCTGCTGACGGCAGGTTTGGAATTGTCTCGATGCAATATTCACAATTATCTGTGAATCTAATTCTTGGTACATCCTCATAACTATCTGGTACATCTAAGGCATCATAAACAATCTTGGCTTTAGCCTTACGATCATTATTGCCCTTTGTAAGATATATTTCAGCATCTGCATAAAACATTGCTGGTGAATAGGGAAGACCCTCTTTTTCACTATGTTTTGTCCAATATGCAGGATCAGCTATCTCATCTGTAAAATCCTGCGGTTTCTGTTTGTATTTTTCCCAGGTGTAGTTATTTACAAATTCAGCCTGTTTAGATGCTGCCAATCCTGTCTCAACAATTTCATCATATATTATCATGTTTTTGTCATCATCAACAGCGGCAAATAAACACACAAACGGTGCTTTAGTGCCATAATCGTAGAATCTATACAGGCTATGTGTTCCTTTTGTAAAATGCGTACCAAACACAAAATCTTCTTTCATAACAACATGATGGAGTATATTCCACATGTCAAAATACATTCCCTGGAATACATCCCACCGACCTTCAAGCCACATAGACCTCAAGACTGGATTTAATTTCTTGAGCTTTTTAACATAGGCTTTATCATTATCGATAATACTTGGATTATCAAATACGGTAGCTGGTATATATTGAAACTTAATTCCTTCCTCATCCTCGTGGACTGGAGCAGTTTTTGTGGGCTGATAGGTTACATCAAATTCACTATTATAGACAGGATCGCCATCTGGTATAGGCTTGCATGGATCAACAAACATACGCTTTAGCCACACATGTCCCACATTACCTGGATTTGAGGTTAAGCATATCTGTGGTTTTAATTCTGGATTATCTGTACGGGCTGATGTTGATATTTCAATTATCCAATGCTCTGGAAACTGATTTGCCTCATCAACACCGATAAAATTGTAGTTACCACCGATATAGTTATCTTTCGCCTTCTCGTCCTTAAAGTGAACCAGATATATCTTAGCCCCTGATGGAAATAGATAACAATGGTTTCTTTCCTGCCACTTACCACCATAAAGTTTATAAAGCTTATCACATTCTGGTTTTAGGTTTCTCTCAAGCTGTGGATAAGTTCTTCTTACAAGTAGAGCTATATAATCAGGATAATCAATTGATATTCTATCAACAATTATCTTAACTTTTTTTCGTTGGGATTTTAATTCCTGGTATTCATTCTCAGAAATCTCTTTACCTTGATACTGATAATGCCATTTTCGTGGTTGAAAAGCAGCCTTCCAGGTGAGTGAAAAAGATTTTGAACCTCCTCTTGCACCACCAAAGAATATCCAGTCGGCTGTTGATTGCAGAAATTCGGTTTGTTTGCCAGGATGTGGCACGAAACTTTTATTTTTCGTAAGCATTTCTGCCAAATAAACTAATTATATCTTTGGTTTTAAACCTACTTAATTTTATTAATTAAAGTAATTATTTCATTAATTTTTTCAGCTAAAACCATTCTTTGACGGAAATCTGTAAGGACAGATAATCTATTCAGATTTATAGGATCAACTGAATATTTTCTTATTTTCTCCATTAAATTTTGAGCAGGTAGCTGTGCGGTTTTAGAGTCGTATTGCTATGCCATATACCATCAAGGTAGATTTGTGAAGCGTACCTGCTCAATTTTTTTATATTTTTGATCCAATCCGAGGTAATCAATGGTTGCATTGCAGCATTTATCGGCAAAATCGAGGTATTCATCTTTACTTTCAAATCGTGATAAGAACAAATAGACAAGAGGTTCTGACACCTTAACCTCTTCTTTTCTGTCATAAAGTTCTTCAATTCTACAAACAAGGGGTCTGGTTTCATATATTCCACAGGTGTTATCATCTTTTAAGTTCTTACAGATTCCTTTTTCGTCTATCTCAATTTTCCAATGTTTTATATTGTAATATTTTAAATTATCCCTGGTACAACACCCTGCACACTTGGTACATTCAAAAGAAATCATTCTATATCAAATATCCAAACCCAATCATATTCATTAAAAAACGAACCTTCCTGGGCATAAAATATATATATTCTAATAGGGTATTTTATCTTGTGTTCCATCGGTTGCTTTTTTATCATCAAATGCGCCAGGTATATCATTAAATGCCTCTTCAGTTTGTTTATCATAGTATTCTAAGGCAAGTTTTTCAGCCTTATCCCGTGTTTCCTTCTCAGCGCGAACTATTTCGCTATATTTACCTTCTTCTTCGTTCTTTTTAGACGGAAATCCAACAAACCTACCATTAACCCCATCAATTATTTTCATACCTGTTATCAAAAAACCATCTTCTGTTCTCAGGTCGAAAAACGCTTTTATATTGCCCCAACTACCTTTTTTCATTCTTTCAATTGTCATTACTGTCCCCTTTTTCTATTTGCCATTTTCTTGCTAACACCCTCAAGTCTTCAGCGTCTTGTAGCATATTAGCATATTTAAAAAAATCTGCCATGTGGTCATAATACTGACCCAAATTAAATTTTTTATTTCTGACAAGTTTTGTTGCATATTTAACCTCGTCAATAAATTCTTGGAATTGATCAGCATCAGTTGACAAGTCTCTCCAGACTACCTAAAAAATTGTAGTGATCAACGATTGAGTTTATTTCCCCCTCATATTTTTCAGCTTCTTTCCTGTCAAGAAACTTCTTTCCATCGCTACAAATATAAACAAAATCAAGTTCTGATGTAATTTCCATAATTATCCTTAAATTTTTGGGAGACACAGCCTCGAACTATGCCTCCCTATACCGTCTGCGAGATTACCTAATGCTCCTACAGACAGATTTCTATCTACGGTCATTTTTTTTGTCACTCATCCTCGCTAAATTCCTTTTTAAAAAGCCATACAGTTACAACACCAAGACAAAACCCCAAATACATACCAACTACTAATATTCCAATCCATTGCATAAAAACAATCTAATACATTTAGTACATTTCTCCCGATTGAAAATTTTTCTCGACAGGTGGCTTCTTAGGAACAAGCAGTGTTTTACAACAATTGGAATCATCTATTTTAACTGTTTTAGGGTTATAAAAGTCTGACTTACCACACTTAGAACAATAACCAATAGCCGATGTATTGACGGCATCCATCTTAAAATCAGCCACTGACCCGTTTTTCTTACGAACATCACCAGCTAAATCTCTATTTGCCCAGTTCTTTAATCTTCTTTTTAAATCCCAAGTCTTCTCAAGCTCATATCTTATCTTGGTATTCGATCTATTTGGCTCAGACCAATAATCAAAAAATTTGTTCAACATCTCAATAGGATAATCATTATCATAAAGCATGACATCATTCTTAAATGATATTATTATCTTACTTATATCTTTATCTTGTTCTTTAACCCCTGCCTTGACCTCTACTTGAGGTCTAGTAGACCCCTCTTTGACCTCTATTAGACCTCTAAGAGACCCTAAAGAGACCTCTAACTTGTTAAGTCTATTAAAAACAGATAGATGACAACTATTCTTTAGGTTTAAAACACTTCCATATTGGAAATGAACAAAATCTAAAACCACCCAATGACCACTTTCTAATTTCTCAATTCGGTTTTTTTCAGCGTTAAATAATTCCAATGCAACATCTAAATCAACCTTACTTTCTACATCCGCATTAAACCTTCTAACATTGGGTTTCCAAATCCCTGCATGATCACAGGTATCCTTAACATAAAACCAAAACATCCTGTATACTTCATCCATATCTAAAAACCAATCCTCGTTCCATATCTCTGTTTCATGGAATCTCTTAGACATTGGTTGCCCCCCTACCATTTAACCACTCAACCACCTCAAGAAAGTTATATCTAAACATCTTACCCGTACTTACAACCGTAGGACATCCATCTTTTCTCCACTTATATATAGCTTGTCTAGATATATCATAATACTTGCATAAAAATCCTGTAGAGACTAAAGTATCTGTATGTATTATTTTTACTACACCCTTACCCTCTAAATATGTTAGCTCTCTAAAAGTAACCTCTCTCGCTGTTATCCCTTTCAGGTCTGCTATTTCTTGGATAGTCATATTATCTACTTCTACTTCACAGAAATTTTTATAAAACTTACTATGTTCTCTGAAATATGACCCATCATCCATTCTATCATGGTCTATCATAAGATACTTAAATGTAGACCAAAACTTCGCTACTTCATTTTTCATTTAATCCTCCTTCTTTGGTGCTTTACCACCTTCCCATGCCTCATTAATATCCTTTGTAGACTTATCATCTGCTACAAAATGACCCTTCTTATTCCTCGCCCTCTTAGGTTCAGGTCTTTCCCCCCATATAAACTCCAATATATCATTAATAACTTCTGCTATTTTACTCATTCTTTCTCCTTTATTTTATGCCCCATAACCTGGGAGGCTCTGCTTATAGAGAGATATATACACTAAGGTAGGTATTATATCAACCTCCCAGGCTAATAGGAGAGCAATCAACATCTTCATCAAATTTGGGAATATCCGTCATAGACATATCGAAATGACCCGTACTGCCACAAGACTTAAATATCTTAAATAAATACCGATTGGCTGCAAAGTTATATAAGTTGACATCTTTCTGACGGGGAACTACATAAATGACCTTCTTTTTCATACTATGCTCTCCTAATTAAGTATGATATAATAGTAAATATTGTAAACCTAAGTCAACCCCTTATTTTATATTCAGACGAGAAATATTTTCCGTGGGGTGTAAGCGTGGGACATGCCTATATGTGAAGGGGGTACTCCACTCGCTTGGGTGGGTGGGGGTGTTAATGTACCTGTACCATTATATGCCACAATTCCAGCCTGTTTCCTCTGCTCTCGTCCTGAATCAATGTAACATTATAGGTAAAAGGTTGTATAAACTA